CGACAGTTAACGTTATTGAAGTCCCGTTTCGTGGACGTATGTTAAAGTTAGCTGGTGATCGTACCTTTGAAAATTGGCAGGTTACTATGTACAATGATGAATCCTTTGATGTACATAGCGCCTTTGTTCGCTGGCAAAATGGAATCAATAATCTTCAAACAAATGAAGGTTTAAGCGATGTTACTGAATATACTGCTGACATTCGTGTACAACAACTAAATCGTCAAGAAGAAGTTATTAAGGAATTCATTATTGAAAATGCGTTCCCAGCAACAATTGGAGCAATTGATTTAAAATATGATGCTGCTACTTCTATTGAAGAATTTACAGTAAACTTTGCTTATCAGCATTGGAAGTCAGCTGACACTATTGTAGGTAGCATCTTATAAACTATATAAATAGGGGTATAGAATAAATCTGTACCCCTATTTTAGGAAAAATAATATGGTTGTTGATCCTCGACACTTAAAAAAGAGTGGCAATGAGCTTAAAGATTCTGATGAAGCTCGTGAGGAAATGAAGCAAGGCGATTTCTTTGGCTTTGAAATTGAAAGTGATAAAAAGAAAAATCAATCTGCTAAGTCCTTTGTATCACCACAAGAAGAAAATGAATCAGCAGAAATTATGTACGGCAATGCCGGCGGTTTCTTCGGTCAAACTCTTGATACACGCGGCGACAATTATGCGAGTGAACGAGATCTAATTGCTAAATATCGTAATGCTGCAATGCAACCAGAAGTTGATGCAGCAATTCACGAAATTGTGAA